GAGTTCCTTTGTCAATTGAAAACCATAATTTAAAAAGATAATCCCCTTCTTGAACTAAATCATTTTCAAAATTTGCAACATTGTCCATAAAATCGGAATATTCTTCAGGTGAACCATAACCCATTACAGGCTCAATCAATCCTCGGTTATACCAACTCCTATCAAACAGATTAATAACACCTGGCTTAATTTCTTTTTTATAACGATTCCACCAATCTTTTCTGTCTTCTGGAGTTGGCACACCTAAAGCCACTATATTATAGTATCTTGGATTCAAATTTTCTGTAAATTTTTTGATTGTGCTCCCCTTCCCTGCCGAGTCCCTACCTTCAAAGACAATAATAACTGTTTTACCAGTTTTTTTTAACCATTCTTGTAGTTTTAATAATTCAACTTGAAGTTCAAATAATTCTTTTTTAAATACTTTTTTAGGTACAATAGAAGGTTCTTCTATTTCAAATCCATAGTCTTCAATTTCAGGTTCAGAACCATAACCTGATTTATCTCTATATTTTAAAGAGCCAACCACTCTTCCAAAATATTCTTCAACATTAGTTTTCTTATCCCCTTTCTTTAATAAAACTTTTTTAAGACCTCTTTCTAAAAGACCAAAGTCAATAATTTGAGAAGTTGATATTATTGTAATAGCCATCAACATATTCTCAATTTTTTTAGAATATAATTTAAAATATTTTAATACCTCCACAGTTTTTTTCAAATTAACATTCATTTGTTTATTTGAATCTTCCTGCTCTGAAAGTACCCCCATAACTGACAATATTCTATCTAACTCTTCATTAAGGATTGACATAAAATTTGAAACTTTACTAATAAATAGTCAAGTTGATTGTATTTATCTATACCAAGATACTATAGAATGAATAAGATATTACTTATCATTGCCTGCGGCGTGCTGTCAGTACTTCCGTACAATGAATCAACACAATCCAAAGAAATATGGGTTGAATCTGTAACCAACAAGATTCAAGTTGGTAATCTCGCAGGTAATCGTAATTTAGAGTTCGGAGTTAAAAACGTTGTAGAAGAATTTTTACAAGAAAAAGACTTTGAACTAAATCCTGATGCCAAAGATAAAGTGGCAATTGACATTGTGTTTTTAGATGTTCTAAAAACCAAATCAAACATTTCCGTTTTTCACAAAAACGCAGAATCCGTTGTAATCCGACTTAAAGGTACATTAAAACACGACGGAAAAAAAATCAAAGAAGTTATTGTTGAAGAGGAGTCTTCAGAAATATCGATGTCAACATTGGCAATCGATAATGGTGGTAATTTTAACCAACAATCGTTAAGTAATGCTTTAAAAAAATCTAGTAATAAATTGGTCGATAAATTATTTGAAATAAAATAAAGTAAAATGAAAAAATTATTAACAATAGGACTTTTACTATTGTCCTTAACATCATTTAGTCAAATCAAATTTAAATTTCCTGACACAAGAGTTCTTACTGATATAAATGGTGGAGTAATAGATAGAGGAGACCAGTTTGATGTGATGGTTCATGCAAACGGTAACAGTGATGCTGTTACAAGACAATTATTATTTGATTTTCAGTACGACCAAACAAACTTTGAGGTTGTTTCAGTTAATCATACAGGTACAGGTGGTAACGGAGGAGTTTTCCCACAAGGTTCAAATATTCAATTGTCGTGGCAAAATTATCCAGGATATGGTTGGGCAGGAAACACGACTAATACAAACGGTACAATAAGATATACAACAGGGGCTGCATACTCATATAATGCTACAAGTTCTAATGCGATTCTTAGGTCTACTTTGACTTGGGCAACCGCTTCGGTAATGCCTTTCACTTCTTACTCTCAGATGATAGTTGTAAGACTTAGATTAAAGGCTACATCTACGGCAAATTCATTTAACCCTATTAAATTAAACTTTGTGGCGGGATGGAATGGACAAGGAGTTGGAGTCCCAACATTTATGGATACACCATTATCAACTGAAGTTATAATGAACCAAAATACTGGTAAACTTGTAACCGCTAAAGTTGATATAAGTTCTAATTTATTAACATTATCAGATGTTAAAGTTTCTTTCAGAGATACTCTTAGTAATATCGGACAATTATTTAACGTACTATCTAATGGTAATGTTGATATTAATCAATCATTGTTGGCGGAAAATAAAGTTTATGAAGTGTCTGTAATGCATAGTATAGACAAAACATATGCAGTGTATAACGGAGCAATCACAATCTCAGATTTTACCACCGCACAAGGTGAATTTACGTCAATGGGCTTAGATGGTAGTAATGGACAAATATTAAAAACAGGTCAATCATTATATGCTGCGGATATTAATAGAAATAAAAATATAGACGGAGGAGATTTACCAAGATTATTAGGTCAAGTTGTTGGGATAGATACACTTACCACTGTCCCTCAAGGATACGTTATGGGTAGTAACGGGTTCATGAGTTTACCTACTTGGAGAGCAACAGACGCAACAAGTATTGCAGGCCAGGTTGAATGGTGTGTTGTTAATGTTGATGGATACGGTTCTGGGCAAGCAAGAGTGTATATTGACTTAAGAGAATTTAACGGAATAAATACATTACCTGAACATATCAAAAGCTTACAATTATTTGATTTATATTCAGGACCTGTTGAGTTTATGAGTAAAGACGGTTCATGGGCTTATTATAAAGTACTATCAACTTTCTCAACTTTATCAACATCAACATTTGCACCTTACATTAGAACTATGGGTAATAATGATTATGGTATTAAGGCGGAATTTTCATTTAATACCGACCCTTCTAATTCATGGGGTTCAATAACATCATCTAATTGGAAAAATATTACATATCCTAAAACATATATTAAAACAGGAGTTTTAGGAACAAATGAAATTGTTGATTTAAAATATCTTTTATGGGGTGATGTAAATCGTTCACATTCTTCACAAGTTGTAACTATTTTAAACGGAGCTAATACAGTACAAACAAATGCTGTGAATAGTCTGATGACTAATACCGCATTTAAAACTATGGCAACACAATCAACATCATTTATTAACACACCAAATAATATTTCATCTATCGATGTTAATCTATCTAACGTAACTGTAACATCGAATAGTGTTGAAATACCTGTAACACTTAATACAAATGGAAATAGTGTTGGAGGGTTACAATTTGAGTTTAACTATGATAATACCAAATTAAAATTTGAAGAATTAAAATCAGAAGTTCCAAACTCTTGGTACATTTTCGCAAATTCAAAAGAAGGTAAAGTTAAATTCGGGGCAATTGACCAAAACAACAAAACATCAATCAACGGAAATTTAACACCGTTTAAAATTAGATTTTCAACAATTGGAAACGGAGTAGACATTTTAACATCAGTTAAAGTTTCTCCAACTATGGATGCAAGTAGTTCAAATGGAACTCAATTAGGTATTAATTTGAATACCACACAAATAAAATTAACAGGATATAAAAACTTCTAAAATGAAAAAAACAATTATCGCTTTAAGTCTAATTGTCTTAGTTGCAAGTTGTACAAAGGTAGATTTACCTCAACCAGCACCAATTGACTTAGGAGTTAAATCAACTTCAACAGCAATTAAATCAATTAACCAATCAGGAAATATTGTAACAGCAAATTTCGAAACAACGATTGGTTCAAAATATTCGGTACAAATAGTTCCATTTGGTAGTGAAGAACCCATTAAAAAAGAAGGGTTTACCGCTAATGAAACGACAACTCAAAAAACATATGATTTGTCTGGATTACCTAAAAAGGATTATGACTTAATCTTCATCGATATTGATGGAAAAGAAGTTAAGTACCCAATCATAATAAAATAAACTAAAAATAAAAAACAAATCTTATGTCAGAGGAAACACAAGACCACAATGACGGCACATGGTCGGGTCTTAAAAAAACAATCATTGGACTAGTCACTACTGTTGTATTAGGTGCAGGTGGTGTAATAACAAACAAATTAATTGGTGGAGAAGAAGAAAAACCTGCAGTACAACAAGCGGCACCTGTAATCAACATTACAAACTCCAACCAACAATCTCAAGCTGCAGGTGGTAAGACAGTAATCATTAAAGAAAAAAGTGCAACGCCAGCTGCGGCACCAGCACCTAAACAAAAGAAAAAAGACGGAGACGAATTTAAGGAAGAAGCTCCTAAATGGTAATCTATGAAAGAAAATACAGGATTTAAAGAACTATTAAATAAGATGATGTCCAGAAGATGGTACATCACCGCATTAGTATTGGGTTCATTCATAATCATTATAGGTGGTATTTTCGCTGCGATTATGAGTAAAACACAATCATCTGCAGAATGGAAAGAACTTTTGTTATTAATGTTAGGAGCGTTTATTGGTTCGTATGGTAAAATCATTGACTATTGGTTCAGTGATACAGATAAAGACAAAATGTTAGTTCAGAAAATGGACGAGGAGGACGGAATTTCATTATCTAATACACAAGATATGAAAGACTCAGCTCCATTACCAAGTAACGTAACAGCACCACAAGTTAAAGTTGAGATAGACGAAGATGGTGACGGAACCATGGATGGATATGATATTGATGGAGATGGTAAAATAGATGAATATTTTGACCACAGAAACTGTCAACACGTTTGGGGTGATGTAGACGGAGATGGCGACGAAGAGTGCGTAATCTGCGGAGCAATTAAACCAATCGAATAAATAAAAACAAAAATTGAGGAAAAATGAAAAAAATTAACTTAAAAACAATTGGTGATGCAATGTTTAAAGCATACTTGGGATTAGTCGGAGTATGGCTTGTATTTGCATTATCAACACAAGTATTCTTCCTTTATTTGCAATTCACAGGTCAACAAGAAAGAATGACAAACATTGCGAATAAGGTAGAATGGAAAATAGACGGAACGTTCAAGAACAATCCTGATAATATTTGGTATGAAAAACCAGCAAAAAAATAGTAACGATGAAAAAAACACAAGAAATTACAGAATTTGCGATTAATGCCGCGATATTATCATTCGGATTTTATGTTCTGTATTTTGGATTCAGAATTCTGTTGTCAGTATTTTTTTAATTAAAAGATAGGAGTTAGATAATGAAAAAATGGTATTTAGAGTTCGAACAAACAATTTTGTTCCTCTCAACAATAACTTATCTCATGTCATTTATGTTCGTATTTGATGAACAAATGCGTAATACTAATTGGATGGGAGCGGTATGGCTTTTACAATTTTTTATACTTGGAAGTGCACTAGCATTTTATGGTATTAAAAAAGGTTGGAAATGGCCTGAAAGATAAAATATATTAGTATGAAAAAAATATTATTAATTTTGGCACTTTTAGTGTCGGCAACATCTTATGGGCAAACTATAGGTAAAACACAAACCGAACAATACAAAGCGTCATTTGAAACTGCAATTGACATCAGTCAATTTTTGGATTACGAAGGACCACAAATCCCAATCCAAATTTTAAAATGCGGAATCTCTGATGAGATGTATGAAATGTATCCTGAACTTAAAGAAAAAAGAGTTGGATTAGGGGTGGCAAACATTTCTATGGAATACCTTGAAAATCTTAATCGTTTCAAATTTACAGAAGATAAAACAGAGATTAAGAACAGAATGGTAAAACAATTCCAAGCTTCTCAAGCAGGAATTTCAGAAAACAAATTAGACGGTAGAGGTAAAATTAACTTAGCTCAGTATTTCGTAACAATTGAGTGTTACGATTATTCTATATCGGAAGATGAAACAGTTAATTTAAAAGACGGAGTTAAAAACCTAATGGTTACTCGTATAGGATTACAAGTTAGATTCACAAATGCTGAAACTGGTGTTGTATTTGGAGCATCAGGATTAGGTGAAGCAAAGACAACAAGAGAACTAACTTTATTATCGGATGCAACTGTAGACCCAGTTAAATTCAATCAATCAACAATATCAATTGCAACTAAAAAAGCACTTGATATTGCTTGTGCTAGAATCTTAGATAGGATGATTAAAAAGGGGATTTTCACCAAATAAGATACATCATAATTGAAAGGTCTAAAAATATTATTAAGTATCTTATTTGTGGTTTTCCTCACCCACAGGTCGCAAGGACAGGTAGTGACTCAAACCTACCTGGACCCTTGTGATTTAAAAACCTATGTCGTATCAATACCAATTCAATCAACATCAGGGGTATTGGTTATTATTAGAGGAACCTCCAAAGTTTTTACGTATTCTCAATTTGCAAGTGGAGAAGTAGACAATTGGGTTAAATCAATATTCGCAACACCATGTCCATCAACAACAGTAGTAACACAAACAGTAGCAACAACAGTGACTCAAGCGGTGGCGGCAGCGGCAAGTGCTGCAGCTTCTTCAGCGGCATCATCAGCGGCGAGTTCCGCAGCTGGTTCAGCGGCAAGTTCAGGAGCTTCAAACGCAGCGTCATCGTCCGCTTCGAGTGCATCGAGTTCAGCGACATCATCGCCGCCCCAATCCTCCTCGGCATCTTCATCTTCATCCTCCCAATCATCATCGTCATCTGGGGAATCATCCTCATCAGGGGGTGGGTCTGGAGGTTCAAAAGGAGAAACTTCAGAAAGCAAATCAGAAACAAAATCGGAAAGTAAAAGTGAGGAAAGTAAGTCTGAAAGTAAAAGTGAAGAAAAGAAAGAAGAATCAAAGTCAGAATCAAAGGAAGAGAAAAAAGAAGAAAAGAAATCTGACGAAAAAAAGAAAGAAGAAAAAAAGAAAGTTGTTAGTACAAATCCAATGTTATTTGCTTCAGATTTAACAACAACACAAGGACCTGATTTAAAGTATAGTGTAATTGCGTCATTTGGTGTCAGTAAAGCGTCACTAGCAGGTAATGAAAGTTGGAGCGCAAATGCAATGATTTGGAGTACATTAAAACAATTTGCGTTAAGTGGTGGATATACAAAAATGGATTTTAAAAACGGTAAGTTGGAATCAATTAATTCATATTCTATGACTGCTGCTTATTTGGATGGAAATTATATGAATCTTCTTGGATATACTCATATCATACCTAATCCAAAATACGGAACATATGGATATAATGTGGGAGCAATCACTTTATTACTGCAAGACAAAGAATTGGTTAATATAAAAACAGGTGAAATGAGAGACATATTTAATGTTTCATTTTCAACATCTGTAGTTGGGTTTTGGACCAAACCATTTACAGTTAGTCCAAAAATAGTTTTATCTCCACAAGTATTTGTTATGAATTCACCGATAGGTTGGAATTCAAAAACTGGTGAAACAACTGTTAATAGACAATTTGGATTTTTGGTTGGTTCATCATTTGATTATAAAATAAGTAAACGATTTGGTTTTAGCCTAAACTATAAAGTTTCGGGGTCAACTCAAAAAGGGACACCGATTCTTAATAACTTCTTGATTGGTTCAAGATTAATGCTGTAAGACTATGAAAAAAATATTAGACGTTAGACATTTTATAATATTGGCTTTATTGATTGCCATTTTATTTTTAAAAGGTGATAAGAATGTTGAAATTAAAAAAGTGATTGAAAAAATCCCTGGTGAAACAATCCACGATACAATACCTCAGGAAGTTCCTGTTTATATTGAAGGGGAAGACATTTATCATGACACAACAATCTATGTACCAACGTATGTTAGTGTAGATACTGCAGAAATTCTTAAAGGGTTTTATGTAAAAAACCTTTTTAAGGATACTATTAAGTTAAACAATAACCAAGGGTTTGTTTATCTATCTGATAGTGTTTCTCAAAACAAAATAATATCAAGAAATTGGTCAGCATCACTTAAACCAAAAATAGTTAGAGAACCTGCACCATTACCACCACCCGTTAGAAATCAAATGTTTTTAGGTGTTGATGGTTCTTGGAGTCAGAAAGATTGGGTTAATTCGTTAGGTATGGGGTTGATATTAAAAACTAAAAAAGACCATTTGTATCACGTAGGTCTTGGAGTTGCAAATAGAACAACCGACGGAATATCTGGAGAATTTACACCATATGTTAATGGTGGGATTTATTGGAAGATAAAAGTTAAAAAAGACTAGACTATTTATAAAAAAAATATTCATATGAATTTACGTGAAATAAATAAAGAAGCATTAGAGCAACAATTAGACAAATCTCTAATATTAAAAGAGAGTGTTGAAATTTCAGAAGCATTACAATATCATATTGATAATGGTATTGGATTAACTGATAATGTTTTTAGAGTTTATTCTGAAAAATATTTTGATTTAGTTAATGAAGTAAGAGAACTTTGGAATGAAGGTAAAATCGACCTTAATGAAGAAGATAGATTGATGGTTGAGTCTGATTTAGGTAAAAAAGTAAAAATAGGTAAGTCTTACATTTATTTAGACGCACCTTATGTCTCAGAAACTGAAACAGAAGAAGATATTTTAGCCGAAGCAAAGCACCACGGTAAAAACGTGAAATTAGGTAGTCCATTCAGAACGCCAGGAGGTCCTAAGAAATTTGCTGTTTATGTAAAAAGCAAAACAGGTGGGGTTAAAAAAGTTACATTTGGTGACCCTAATTTAAAAGTTAAAAATGCGAATAAGAAAGCTGCCAAATCATTTAGAGCTCGTCACAAATGTTCACAAAAGAAAGATAGAACAACCGCAGGATATTGGTCTTGTCATGTTGGTAGATATGCAAAACAATTAGGATTATCATCTTCAAATTCTTGGTAATGGATTTAGAGAAAATTAAAGATTATTTACAAACTTATTTGGATGATGTAATAACACCAGATATTAATAGAGAGTTGGTTGGTGAAGAAGATGAACCAATAACTCTGACAGTGAATGCTTTAAGAATTGGAAGTTACAAACCACCAATTTTTCATATCTTTATTGATATTGACCCTAACTGGAAAGGAAGCATGTTAAACAAATTAGAGAAAAATATTGAAGACTTTGTTAAGATTTTTTCAATATCTAATAGAGTAAAAGTTCATTGGAACAAAAGACCATTATTTTAATATGGATTTCCCATTTCAACAGTATATTAAAGAAGGAAAAATGGTTAGGGTGTTTACACCTGAGGTAGATTCCGATGAATTAAAATGGCATCAAGACCTTAAAGACCGAAAAGTTACAGTAGTTGAAGACGGAGGATGGTCATTTCAAATGGAAAATTCCTTGCCAATCAAATTGTGTGATGCCAAACAAATTTCAATTTCAAAATTTGTTTGGCACAGAGTTATTAAAGGAGAAGGAAATCTTATTGTAGAGATTGAGGAATTTTAAGCCCTCATTGTTGGAACATTTACAGGTTCAGGTCTTAGTTCTCTTGTAGTATCAATTAATCTGCCCCTAATATCAAAATCAGGTTGTTCTGGTTGTTCCATTACTTGTTCATCAAGTGGAATTGTTTCATCAAGTGGAATTGTTTCATCAGAAAATTCAATTCTCATTTTTTCGAATGAGCTTAAACATTCCATATGAACTTGTTCTTGAATTTCATTTGAACATAAATTTTTGTTTGTAAATTCTGACTTGAATATTTTTCTAACAATTGGGAATAAATAATCGTCAGCATCAACAACAAGAGAAACGACTCTATTG